ATCCGGAATTCGATTGCGGCAACGGTCAAGGTGAACAGCAATATCGCGACCAACGCGAGACCAGCTTTGCCGATTAGCCACGCGCCTGGATACCGATCTGGACGTGATCCAACCGTGGTGGTGCTTGTTTCCACTTTCCCCTCCAGAGCCCGGAATAAAACCAACATTGCTGGCGTTAAAGTACGCCTTGGGTAAGGTCGTAAGGTGTGATCTGGGGCACATTTGGCCAGCGAAGTCGGTACGGTGATGCGACAAAAGAAAACCCCGCCATTTTCGGCGGGGGTTTGGGTCGCCCCCAAAAATCTTCCAAACAAGGGATATGCGCCGGGTTTACGGGCGGTGCCAGCGGACATTGCCGCCGCACTTCCGAATGTCCGCTTTACCCCCGCTAGCTAGATAGCAGCCCGCACCGTGCAGGATACCCCGTATGTACGGGCGTTTCTGGCAATCCCCGCTTCCCCAGGCGGGGGCGGGGAACTGGTAGGGAAGCAGGCCAGGGGAAGCGCCGAGCCCGGACATTTCCAAACTCAAAATGTCCGGACATTTTCGAATCCAAAATGTCCGTGGTCGCGGAGAGCCTCAGAATCGAAATTGAGGTTAGCGCGGCTGCCGCGTCAGCCATGAAATTGAGGTCGAGACGCCGGTCGTCTCGATGAAAGTGCGGACGGCCAAACTTTTGCAAACCACCGGCATAGGACAGATACAAAGACAACTTCTAATCAGTCCGGCGGGCCGCACGCTGCCGCCTAAGTCTCAAAATTTGCCCTGCGTCCGCGGGCGCGGAGAGCCTCAAAACTCATTGCCCGGTGAATAGATCGAAGTCGTTGTTGATCGGGGTCCTCGCCCCTGGTGGGGGGCGGAACAGGCCGTGCGGCCCGAGCGGCTTGGCGTATCTCAAGTCCATGAGCCCGACGCGCGTGGCCGACAAAAGGTCGTCATCCACCTTGTGGATCAGGCCATCGACCCGGTGATAGCCCACATACTCATCGAGCCACTCGGTCAGATGCGCCGCCACCTTGAGCCGCCCGGTCGCGAATCGCTGTTCCATTTCCGTGATGCCGGCCTCGAGCGCAATGCCGCCATCTCGGAAGGTCGCATGGGTCGCTCGCACGTTGAGCCCAAGCTTGCGGTAGATCGCGGCGAAGGTGTCGCCGGTCGCCAGGTCGGCGCCGCGGTTGCTGTCGTGGGGTCGAGCGAACGGGGCGTCCCAGCACGGGTGCTGCTTGATCGCCTGGACGTGCAACGCCGGCAGAGCTCGGTGCAGGCGCACGGCATGCACGACGTAAACGATATCGCTCATCGGATCGTGCGCCAGCAGGACGGCGGCGAACGGGTGTGCGCCGGCACTCATTCCGCCGTGGCTGAAATCCGAGCCCCAGATCCACCTGTAGTAAGTCGGAAACTCCGCGGGATCGAAACGCGCCTTGATGCTGTCCGTGGGGATCGTGAACACGGCGCCCTGACCCTGCAGGTCGGACCCATAGGCGCGGGTCGCCCGCTCCGATTCGGAATAGCGCGCCAGGATCTCGGCGTGCCGATCGGTCGGAATGTGCAGGGCATCGTCGAGCCCCATCAGAATTTCAGCGCATTGCTGGCCGGCGCGCTCTTTGAACCGCTTGCGCAGCGGCGACAGGCCGAGCACCGGCGTCAGCGTGGAAATGATCCGCCCGCGGGTCGCGGCCAGGCGAGCCAGGCACTCGCCGTAAATCGTGTCGGTGTCGCGCGACGGGTCTTCGTCGAGCCAGACCTCATCGACGCTCTCACCCTGAAAAGCGCGGCGATCCATCTCATAGGTCTTGAGCCGGATCAGAGCTCGACCGCCGGTCTCCCGACGCAGCGTGATCGTGTCGACGAAATCGGAAATCCCGCGGCTCATCGTGGGACGCCCGACGATGTTGTCCAGCGGGATCAGCCCGGTGCCTAAACCATCGGCCTGCCGGATGTCGCCCAGCAGTTTCGTCTGCACGCCGTCACGGGTGGTTGCCGACGTCGTGCAGGCCGCCCAACCCAGGAACTCGTAGGGCCGTTCGATCTTGGCAGGGACGTCGAACCGAAAACCTTCGTACCAAGCGGGATACCAGCCGATCGCGTCCATCGCCATCTGGGCGGCGCCGGCGTGGCTCTTGCCGAGCTGGTTGCCGGCCCGCAGGCATTTCTCGGTGGCCAGCAGATTGTGAAATTCGAGCTGTTTCGGGTGCGGCTTGTAGAAGCCGAGGCGTCGATACTTCTTGAGATACTCGATGTTGGTGAGCATCTTCTTGGCATGACGTCGCACAGAGCTCGGGTCTGGCCCTTCCTCGACGTCATTCGCCTGGACGTCCTCCTCGAGGCTCATTGCTTGTCCTCAACGATCGAGTAATCAGAGACGTCGATCACCGGCGCAGCGGCGCGCTTGGCGTCCTCGAGCTCGAGCAGGCGTTCGTATCTTGGCAAGTCACTAAAGCCGAGTTCCTCCTCGAGCTTGTCGCGTGACACGCCCAGCGCCTTCAGCTTGCGCAAGTAGGCCACGGCCTCGCCGTCGCGATCCACCACCTCGTGCTTAACGCTGACGTCGATGCGCTGCATGGTCGGCTCGATGCGTTCTAGAACGACCTGCGCGGCCTTCAGGCGATCGCGGTGCGCTGGGTCGGCGAGGATCTCCTTCACGGCCGCAAGCGCCTCCGGGGCCGAGGATCGGATCTGCTTGCGCGTCACCTCCACTATGAGGTCGATGATTCGCTGCTGGCCCAAGAGCACCTGGGTGATTGAATTGACGTTGTGTGCCGAGGAACCAAACTTCGCACCAAAGCCAGCCAGGCGTGCGGCCCGCACCCGAAAGCCGTGTTTGGGCGGCAGGTTCAAGAGCCAATACACAAACCGCCGTTCCTTGGCGCTGCAGGCCGCCTCGGCTGCCGACAGCGGCCCCTCGAGCTCGGCGATTTGTTGCTTGGTCATTGCACGCATAGAAGTACCTCGCACTCCAAGTCATAGGCGGTTCATACCTTCATTTCGACCCGCAGTGCGAGGCCGCACAGCCGCCGGGCCATGAGCAGTCGTCAATGCGGAACCGGCGGCAGCGCAATCATTTCGATTCGGCGATCGTTGATGACAGGATCACCGACAGCAGCAACTGATCTTTCTTCGCCTGGTAGTCGCCAGCAAGAAACCGCGTGCGCCAAGCCGGATCGGAATGCAGCGTCGATTGCAGCGCCTGCGCGGCTCTGAACTCGGCAACCGAAACCTGGCCGCCCCTGATTGCCTGCACGATCGCGCCGGCGTCCAACCCGGCCGCCTGCAAGTCGTGCGGGACCTCGGTGACGACATGCAAGGGCCATTCCCCATCGACGGTGGTGTTGAAGATCGGCGTCGTCGAACTGTCGATGCCGGCAAGCGCATCGCCGACAACGTCACCGGCCGCCACCTGCTTGGTGAGGTCGTCAAATTGCTTGCGTGCCGCCGGATCGCCGTTGACCAAGGCCTTGCCCCAGGTCGTGTCCTTGGTGAGTTTGTCGAGCAGCAACTGCGCCTCCTGGGCATCGGCCGGCGTTGAGCTCGGTGGCGGATGCAGAGCGTCCTGCATCTCCTGCAGCTTGGCGGTCGCTTCGGCGGGTGTGAGCGTTGCGATCGTTGGGTCACGGTCCGCAGGTTCAAACGACATTGCGGCCTCCATTCCTCGGCAGCATTTTTTCAGCGGACGCGATGCGCTGGCCCATGACGCCAACGATCATGGTGATCTGGTCGGCTCGTGTATCCTCGGCGACCGTCGTGCCAGAGACGCGCTTGCGGCGGTGGAGCTGCTTCTGTTCCTCGAGCAGCGCAGCGATGTGCTCCTTCGCTTGTGCAATTCCCTCCGGGGTTGCTGCGACGCCCGGAATTGTCGGCCCGGGGGGAACCCAAGGCGCTCCCGCGGGTGGCGGCTCGACGCGGGCAGCTTCCGAAACCAGATGACGAAGCACGCCCGAGAGCGTTCGATCCTCGCGTTCGGCGGCGCGCTTAAGGAACGCGGTCAGCGGCTCAGGCAGCATGACGATGACTTGCTGGAGTTGGGGCATGCGTGTCTCTCCCAACGGAAGACACTATCCCTAGTAGACCGCCACTAGGAAGCCCTAATCTGTTGTGGGGCGGTCAGGGCCGTAGTCAGATCATTTCTCGCTCTTGCCGAGCCTGCGCACGCTGATCCGGTTCTGACGCCTAGGCGGGATGTCACCGGGCGTCGCTAAAGATCTGCCGGAAACTCCGGTCGGTCGAGAACGTGAATGCCCGCGTTCAGGAGAGCGTGCGCCGTCAGTTCGCGTTCATAGCCGTAGGTGAAAGCGATGCCCGCGAGGATCGAAAGACCCAGAACAATTGTCGCACCTCCCAGGATCATCATGTGATCCGGCCTTCGGTGCGTCACGCATCTACGGTCCGTGCGCATAGGGGTCTCGCGTTCCGCACCCTGTAAACGCCGGAAGAGACGGTGAGTTCCAGCTTGAACAGGCGCATGCTCTCCTTCGCTTCGACGATGCCAAGGTGCTCGGCGCGCTTGCGGATGATGTCTACGGACCAGCGGGGCATGTCACCGACACAGTGCGATAGGTCAAAGGTATGATTGGGATGATAAGGTATGAT